AGTATTTTTTGATCAACTAATGTATTTATTCTTCTTTGTGTTTTCTTTGCGATCTGTTCTCTTAAGATTCCTCCAGACCACACCCACTCCTTTCCTTCCATAATTCCCTGAACAAATGCATCAGGAGCAGAAGGATCCGCAACAATATCAGCAGCAGTTGCTAACATAAAATCATCACCAACTTCATTGTATCCATCACGATTTCTTGTGACTGACCCTATACCACGAGAAGAAACACCAAGAGTTACACCAGAGTTTAAAAGTGCCTCAGCAATTTTACCCATTGGAGTGGGAAGGATTTGTGCCTTACCAATAAAGTTATTTCCTTCTGGAAAAAGAGAAACAATCTTGTGAGAAACACGATCAAGGTTTACAGTAGGTCCATCTGGATGCCCAAGTTCACCAAGAGCACGACCTTTACATACATATTGTTCATTATATCTTTTAACTTCTCTTTCCATAACACAGAAAGAATATATTCTATTATTACGATTTGCTACCTCTGTACAGAGAAATGGCCCCTGAATAAACAGAATTTTCTTTCCATTTATACTTTCAGTAATAACTTCTACTGATTCAATTTGTTCTGTGATGAGTTTCATTTTATGCCTGGTTGGTAAGTTGTACTTGTTGATAATATAAAACTCCAGAGGCACCAGAAGCACCAACAGCGCCAAGTTTTTGTGATGTTCTCAATGTTGCATCAACAGAAGAAAATGTAGTTACAATACCACTTGAATTGTAACTTACAATGATTCTACTTTGATGATATCCATTAACACCAGAACTAGTATTTACAGATGTGACTATCTGGTGAGAAAAGTCATAATAAGATTGTCCAGATGCACTTAATGTTACAGAATCACCAACACCAAATGGTGATTGTGTTCCTTCTGCAAAATTAATTGTTGTAGTAGTTCCAGTAATAATACCAACAACTCTATTTGATGCCTTTGTAAGAGCAAGAGTTACAGATTCACCAGATGGAACATAGTAATCAGTGTTTGTTGCTGTTGGGCTTGATCCAATCGTAATGTGTGCTGCACCACCAACAGCAACAATTCTCAAAGTATCTGACTGCACTGAAAATGCTGATGATGTTGTTGCGGTGCCGGTAAATGAGAATGAAGAACCTGCACCAACTGGTCTATGCGTCATTATTCTTATAATACATTTATTGATTATTTATTACTTTACAAATTCGTAGTATAATCGTATCTTTACTCTTCGTCTTCTTCATAATTTGCATCATCCTCACTTTCTCCTTCACCAAAAACCGAAGATGCTACCATCGGACGAAATGTATCCAATCTTTCTGTGGATTTTGCGAAGAGCAAATCTTTGATTTTATCGCTGATTTGTGAAGGAGATTCATCACTAATAATCATATCCATCAGTTCATCCATATTTGTGACCAATTAATTGCTTGTTTATTTATATTTATATCTCACCGCCCTTGGGCATCTCTGCAATTTTACCATCTGCAACAGTAGCATCACCTTGTTTATCAGTATTAGGTTCCATAACTGGTTGTCCTAGATCCATTTGAGATGTTTGATCTAATGGAAGTCCTGTTTGTGGATCAATTGGTTGATTTGGATCTGGAATAATACCTTCTTCAATTTCTTTTTTAATCATTGAATTCTGTTCAATAATTTCAATATCTGTTTGACGAAGGATTTTACGTCTTACATAATCTTGTGAAAAATATTTACCAATATAAGGTTCGGCAACTTGTACCATATTCAACCTTTCATTGAGTAATTCTGCGTCTTTAAGTTCCGCAAAGTGATTATCATATAGGAAATCATATTGTATGTGCTCATCCATTGTCTCCCAGTCTTCTGGGGTAATGATATTTTTAAGAATTAATTGAGTTTTCAACATATCATTAAACATATATGAAAATCTTTTTCTCAATCTACCAACAAACTTACTAAACTTAACTTCATCACGAAGAATTTCTGAAGAACGTCCAAGGTTAAATCCACCTTCTCCATCCATTCTTGATGGTGGTACATTTAATGAACGATAAAGTTTTTTCTTAAAATATTCAATATCTGTGATTTCACCAAGATTTTGCCCACCAGGAAGAGTTGTAATTTCAGTTCCTCTACCACCTTCTCTTCGTGGTAACCAGAAATCTTCCATCATAGACATCATTTTTTTATCATCACGAATTTCACCTGTATTCGCATCATATACAAGTTTATTGCGATATCTCATCATCACATCACGAAGATATTGTTCTGCCTTTACTTTTGGTAAATTACCAACATCAATATAAAATACTCTTCTTTCTGGTGCTCTTGAAAGTCTGTAGATTACCAAAGAATCTTCAATCATACGAAGTTGATTGAGAGATTTAATTGCCTTATGAAGATATGATAAGGTTGACCCCTTGTTGCGGTCTACAAGTCCTGAGGTACAATAGGTAATAGAATCCTTGGTCATCTTAATCCCTGCCTCTCCACCCAATGCAGATGCATTTCCTGTGGGATATGTCATCTTTGGATTATAAATGAAATACTCCTCTATCTCAGGAAATTCATATTCCATCGGGTTTTGATTGTTTGGATTCGCATTTGCCAATCTAAATCTCTTATCCGCATCAGTTGTCTTTTTTTGTTGTCTTATATAACGCATTTTCATTGCGTCAATATATCTTAATTCTTTAATTCCTTCTTCTGGTTTTTTGAAATCAATTACTTTGTGATAGTATAATCTTCCATCAATATACCAATTTCTATAAATTTCGTGAGATTTTCTGTCAAAATCTAGTAACTCAAGAATATTTTTAAATTCTTCTCTAATTCTTTTTTTAATACCATCACTGGCATTTAAGTTTGAAAGTTCAATTTCTACTGGGCTGTCGTTTGTGTCTGATACAATTGCCTCACTTACAATATCTTCGATGGCACTATCACATTCAGGGTGAAGTGCCATCTCACGATATCTTTTAATTAAATCAAATTCATTTTTATAAACACCTTCTATATCTACATAAGAACCAAAAAAACCACTACTTACAAAATGATCAGATCCGTCTTCACTATTAGGAGGAACTGGTGATACTACGGATGGTGATATTGGTTCTTGATCTTCAATAGAAAAACCAAATAATTTTGCCATAATTTAATTAATTTGTATTCTTACTATTTATTGTCGCAAATTTAAAGGGTTTAAGGAGTGGTGCTAGTATTAGTTTTAGTAGAAGGAGCCCAATATTGAACTTGAAACTCTACTGTAAATTCTTCAATTGCATCTGATGAATCATATGAAAGATCAATTGCAGATATATTTGTTGGAAAAATATCGTAAAAAATATAACTTTTTTGAATTGAAAGACCAGTTGTTCCAGTTTTTCCTTGGTCAGTTGGTTTTCTAGTAAGTTGATCTACTTGAGCAGTTACCATATAATCAGCGGGTTTGGTAACTCCACTTGAATCTTGGTATTGACCAATATACTGCATCCACTCCTCCATTCCTGTTCTGAGATTGAAACTAGTGTCATTGATGACAGTAATTTGCCAAGTATCAAAGGTACGATCACCTGCTACTTTGAATATTCTTCCACGAAAAGGAACATCAATATTTGCAATATTTGATGCTGGAAGATTTGCTGCCTTACAAAGCATTTTCAATTCCTTATCAAAATCTGTTGGTTTAGTATAACCATTGATTGTTGGCATAGTTAGAGTTACTTGAAACAGATTGGGGCGAGCACCACCACCAGTGAGTGTTGATTTAAAATCTGAAAGACTGTGTGCCATTTTTGAATTCTCCTTTTTAATTTATTTATTTTAATTAAACAGTTCCAGCAACTTCTTCAAAACTAACACCAGTGCGAGTCGCAACAAAGGTTAGAGTTACATAATTAATTGATTTAGTTGGTTTTAGGAAGATATCAGCACGAAACTCATTATTATCAATCACATCAGGAGTGTTATTTGAGGTATCGCAAACAACCAGGAATCCGTAGAGACCTCTCTTTGCTTCTACATCACGAAGAAATGGTTCGACAACGTTTCTGAAATTTGCTCTAGTCAATTCATCATTTAATTCAAAAAGTTGTGCTTGTGCAACTCTTTCAAGTGCCTGTTCAATTGTAAGGAACAAACGACGAACGTTAATTCTATCAAATGCAGATGCATATCCAAGAGCAGTCTTGTCTCCAAAAAGAAGAGTTCCAACTCCAGGTTGAGTTATGATTGAGTTAATTCTTTGTGGATAAAGTTGGTCTCTTTGTGCCTTATTTGGATTATATGCAAGTTTAACTACATTATTTAAAATTCCTCTTTGCTGACCTGCAGGAGAGAACCAAGGATATGCAACAATATTAGTGCGAGTCATTAGACCGGCAATATCAGCATTACAAGGAATATAACGGAACTGATTGTTGAATCTATCATAGGTATACTTGTATCCACTATCAAAGATTGCATAAGAAGATGATTGAAGTGAACTGAAATATTGAATCAGATTTGTTGTTTGAGTCGTAGTATTTGTAATATTAATCAAGTTTGCTCTGTGTGGACCAATACAAGCAACAGCATCTCCTCTTGAACTTGCAAGAGAAATCAAATAATTTGCCTTTGCCTGTGAATCCACTTGATTTGTAAGACCTGGACCCATAATGAGATAATCTACTTGAATCTCATCTTTATTACTAAAGAGTTTATATGAATCAATCAAATCTCCAAGAGATGCTTGGAATCCACCATTAGCAGAATAATTCTGACCTCCTGCAAGAGTGTATGATACATTTCCGATTGAAGAGAAGGTGATTCCCTGTGCATTCTGTCCCCAGAGACCTTGTGAGGTTGTGTATGGAGTAAATGATGTACTGAACCCTACTGCTCTTGGAGCAGTTCCGTGATATGAATCAGCAGAACTGGAAGGATTACTTCCTGCATAAACTTGAGAAGAGAAATCG